TAAGTTCACGAGAACCACAACGGAATCTTAATGCATCAGTATTTGGAATATTGAATAGTAGATGTAAATCACCATTAATATTAGATACTAGATTTCCACCAGTAGAAGCAAGTGTTCTAGTGCCAACAGTTCCTGTTGCTCCAGAGACTGATCCTGTAATAGTCTCAGCTGTACTAAATGTTCCGATAATATTTACTACAAATAATGCATATGCATTAGTATCTGGATTGTATTCTTTTCCAACTACAACTGCAGTTGCTCCAGAAGTGCCACCTGTAATAATATCACCACGATTTAAACAAACTTGGGCATCACCAGCAATACGTCGTGGTACACCAGTAGCAAGAGAACCAACATTAGTATCAGTATTAAATGTACCACTCACAGGAACATAAACAATTTTAGAAGCTGGTGTGCAATACTGTGCAATATCAATTCCATCAAAGAATGGATAAAAACGAGTAGAAGGTTTTAATTTTTGAATCTGAACTAATATATTTCTAGAACGGATATATGGAATCACAGCAGTTTGAAGAACACGATCTCCGATAACTTGTCGATCAATTTTTGCAACAAGTGTTGTTTTTACACCAGTACGAGTTTGACCAACTTGAGTTGCAGTTTGTTCTGTAGTTATTACTCTTATACCTTCCCCGCTAAATCTTTGGGTGACTTGAGTGGTTACTGGAGTTCCTCTCCATGAAGTTTGCCAAGCATTCCAAACAGAACCAAGAACCCCTGCCTTTTCAGCAAGATTTTTAACTGTATTGTAATTACCTTCAACATCAATAACTAAATCTGGACGACGATCAATTTCAAACCAATCATCCGAAGAAGGATTAATTTTCACATCACCTAGGAAAGTAAATACTGCAAATGGATTAATGTTTTCTAAACGAGTAGCATAAGGCTGTTCAATAAGTTTTATATTAGAAACAACTGGAAGTGTAATAACATCACCATACAGTTTATAATTTGCAGCATTACGCTGTTCAACAGTAGAGTTTTTCTCTACTAAATTAATATTATTCATTGAATAGAATGGACGCAATTCAGCATTTTCCATATCAATAGAATTTAAATAATCTGGAGATGTAGTATCTCCAGTATTATGTCCAGAGAAGTTATCTACAATAAATCCTCTTTTAAAACGTGTGTCACCATCTGAATCTATAACTTCAAGTGATTCTGTTTGCTGTTCTAATAATGATAATGAAGTATAATATTCTAAGTTATCAATACGCTTTTCTAGTTTTCCAATATCACGCATCGTATAACGCTTGTTATCAAAACGAGTAACTACAACATTATCACTAGTCGTTCCAAATGTATAAGGCTCAAGATTTAAACTATACAAACTTAAACCAAGAGCAAGGTCTGCTGGTTCTCCTGGATTTAACGAAGAAACACTATCAATAGAAACAAATTTACCAGAAAGATCTAAAGCAATTTTAGATTTACGAGCGAGATAGTATGCAAAATCTGTGATAATATCGATACCACGTTTTGGAACTAATGATACGGATGCTCCAGTTGAAGAAAATTCAGTACCAGCATTATTAATTCTTGGGCGGAAATCGATACAATCTCTTAATGATAGTCCGTTAAAAGAAGGTATTAATTTATAATCTACAGTATTTGGATAAGAATCTCTGGTAAAATAATCTCCAGCAGTATGTGTAAAATGATCAAAAGTTACTGTAATTGGTGCTTCTGGAGGAGCATACGAATTTTTTAAATTAACTCTAGCAATATCGTAGTGAGTAGATCTTTGTCCAGAATCAAACTCATATCTATCTGTAATATCAATACTGTAAGTACCAGTTGGTGCAGCGAATGTTCCAGTTCTCATTTTAACAGAAACTAAACGATAACCATCAGCAACACCTAATGATAAAGAAGAATCTTGTGCTGTGGCTTGAGTTGTAAATAAAACATCAACAGAAGACTGTAGGAGTTTAGTTTTTTCAGTAGAAGTCGAACCAGTTTTATTAACAGCTGCAATAACTATTGCAGTGTTACCATTAAGAGCAGAATTTACTGGGATAGCTAAAGTGTTAGTTCCTGTGCCAGTAATAGTACCAGTTGGTAAAATTATCCCACCAGTAGTATTATTTAAAACAATATAGTTGTCTGTTTCAGCAGCTGAAGCAAAAACTCCAGAACCCAATCCAGGTGGATTTATAGAGCCACCACTAATTGTTGTTACATCTAATTGCTGATAAACAGTATAATTAGTATCATTCCCACCAGCACCAGGAACTCCGCCAGAGATACCACGTACATTTTTTATTGCATAATATGGTAAAGGATATACCAATGAAGTATTTTCTGGTTCATAAACTACAGTTGATACACGATCCATAGTAGAACCAGTGATAGTAATAGCAGTATCAACAGTTATCTGAGACTGACTTGTAATCGTGTCAACACGACGTAATACACCACCAAAAGAAATCACATCACCAACGATAAGATCTGTTTGGAAAGAAGTTTGTGTACCAGTAATTGTTGCAGAATTTGCAGCAGTAGCACTACCGACGATACGACCGAGTATAGGATCAATGTTTGCAGAAAAAGAAAGTGCTGCAGTGCCACCACTTAAGAAAACCGATTTGACTTTACGATTAAAGTCAAATGTGCCATTCATTTTAACATCAAATAAACCTAGTTTATAAATTGAAGTTTGTGTACCAATAGTACCATTATGCCACTCTAATAATCTAACACGAGCAGTACCAATTGCAGTAGCACCTGAAGGAGCAACACCAACTGAAGATACTAATCTATCATATAGTGTAACTGTACCGAATGTGCTTATCGGTGGTAAACTATTAACATTAGTTACCAATACATAATTACCAACAGTGCTTGGAATGTAAGCATTTTCTACTTGTACTGCATCACGTGCTTTTGGAACAGTAACATAAGTGGTAGAAGGTTTTTCAACCAAATAACCTTGAATATATGCTCTTCCTGGTTCTAACCCAACAGCAAGTTTTGCTTCATTTGCTTCATGTGTAGCTTGAATGTCAGCATTCCCTGGAGAATTAATACCACGATTATAAAAAGGTTCACTGTCAAATTCCCATGAAACACCACTATTACTTGGACCATCATTAACTGTTCCAGCAGCGTGAATTGGTGGAGTAAGTGGATTAGGTGACGCTGACGTACCACTGTTTCTGGCTACATAAGTATTGCCTGCATTTGATACAACATCACCACTAAGATAGTATCTACCTGATACCCATTGTGAGCGATTATTATTTCTAAATTCACGCACATCAAGTTCAAAATTCTTAACTGTATAATTACCTGATTCATCATATGTGCGATCAGCTAAAGTTTTCTCTAAACCAGAATTTTCTGTTCTTTTAGTGTTACGTGTTGTTTGTCCAGATTTAACTCTAATTAATTCAATAAAATCAGTATCAGTAGTACTATCTTCTGTTAGCTTAGTTAATACAGAATCTATACTAAAACGATGCGCACCTGGGGCTGCATAGTTAAATGAGTTTTGTGCATTATCAAATAATGTTTCATCTTCTTCAGAAGTAATAATTTGCTCTGTACAAGTTAAACCAATACGGTATGTTGGTGTGTTTGTATATTTGTCAAGAACAATTGTTTGTGGTTCTACCAGTACAAAGTGACCTTTAATATAATAAATACCCAGTTCAATTATTGCAAGTGAACCCTTGCCTGAAGGTGCACTTGCGGCAGCTTGGACAGTATAAGTTGCATCTACATCACTAATAATATCATTAACACCAAAAGTTTTCTCAGTTCCACTAGTGCCAGAATTTTTATAACGAACAAAAAGTGTTGCTGGATCTGCTCCAGAAGATTTTGCGTAGTGAATTACTTCAGCTTGTAGACCAGTTGNATTTACAATGGTTAAACCAACGAATTCTTCAACAACAGTATCGGCATTAACATTATTATATGTAGCTTGTAATTTAACGTAATCAACATCAACATCAACAGAAGAATTTCCAGGAACAACCATTGCCCCTTCTTTGTATACCCAGTCTCCAAAACGGGAAATTTGATTCTGCAGAATGGTTTGCATCTGCGTGAGTTCTCTTGCTTGAACTGCAAAGCCTGGACGATACAAAATTTTATAGAATTTTTTGCTTTCAGCAAAATCATCATAATATGGTTCGTTATTAAAATCTATAGGCATTTAAATTCTCTTTTAAAATTGTATAATTGTTCTTAGTGTAACCACTTCTTGTGAAGATGGTGTAAAGGCAGATTTATTATCAATAAACATCATCTGTCCAGAGTATTTATCTATACCAGGATTACCTACAGTATTAACTATAAACGTCTGAGGTGGACTATTACCGTTAAAAAAGGTAT